GAATTGGCGCATATTGGCGGTATATTTTATTAACCACCGGATTATTTTCTTTATAGATTCTTGGAACCAACGATGGAACTTTTCGATCATTAGCATATGCTAAATCACCAAGTTCATATGAAATTCTCGGAAGTTTTCGGGCGAATTTCGCGGCACCTTCGCGGTCATCCATATGCTTTTTCAATGTTGCATACCAAGCATGACGCGCGCCGTAATTCAAAGGAACTCGAACATTTTTGATTGTTTTATCATCATAATGTCTGGTGATGTATATGTTCGAAAACAACATACCAAAACCAGCAACCAATTTTTTTATTGTACTGAAATAAAACACATTTTCACGGATATCACTGTTTGGATTACTCATTACATGCCACCAAATGGGTTACTTGAATCCCAATTAACGAATGTATCATCAACATCAGGATTAACATTAGAATCAAGATCCCAATTATCGACGGTTTTCATAACATCATTAAGATCATTTAAGGTTTCGTTAATTTCATCTTCGTCTTGTGGTGTAACATCTGCGCCATTTTCATCTTGGCCAGTTGTTAACATATCAACGGCATTAACTCCGGTTTTCATTTTTTCATGTGAATATTCGAACATTTCACATTTCATATTGTATTGTGGTAATGTTTCCAGTGGGAAAAATACATCAATTGGGTCAATATGTTTGATTTCGAATAATTTATGGGTCATCGGATCGTATATTAGGTCACCCTCATATGGGTGTGGTAATTTGGTTTTATCCCTAAAATACTGACCAGCTAATGTGATTTGTGCTTCATCGCGCATTTCTAGACCAAATTTCGACATAATTTCATCATGGCCATAGATATTGGAACCATTAAGGTAAAAATTCAACTTATGATGTCCATCGAATGTTGCGCCACAATCTTCACCAAACAAAAAATCATAATTAGCATTTTTTCTGGTGACATAAAACATTTCACGACCCCACTGGTTTATAGCTTCGGCGGTTTGCTTATGAATAATATCCTTCATAGTCTCTGTGCCTTTGTAATACGGGTTTAATGTAGTCATAACTTCACCTGTGGGTATTCTTTTTAATATTTATATGAAATAAATTTGACTGTCCGAAAAATCCATGCTACAATCATCTCGTCACTCCGATGCTTCTACATGCGTACAGCAATACACAATAGCTATCTATTAATAATATAATGCGTATAGCAATACTCAATAGCCATTTATTAATAATATAGAGCAAGATCAAAAGATCTAATAGACAGTGGCAATTGATCTTTGTCTCACTTCGTTCGGTTCGTACCTCACACCAAAGATCAAGTGCCATCGCTTCGCGAATTACGCAATCATCATGGACGCCATATACTCATAACGTTCGCTGAATTCCTCTTCCAATTTATCAATTTCACCCATAGCTTCGTCGTAAATTTCTTGGCCATTAATAGTGATTGAACCGGGTAGCTGAATACCTGTATATTTTTTAAGGTTCGACCCCCATTGGCGTTTGATGAGCGCGGTTGCGTACTTCTTCAACCAACGATCATTATATACGTCCGGTGATTCATCAAAATCCAATGAGCGGTAACCATGAACCATCAGACCATCACCAACAACTAATTGTTGTCCTTGCAATCGCAATTCACCGGATGCAGCGTTATAACTGCTATATGGTTGTGGGGTCATTAAATCGTTCATTAAATTAATATAGCTTCTACTAATATAATAACCAGTCATATTTCCATGACCATAATCACCGGACATTGCAACCTCACTTGATGTCATGTTTGTCGATATAACACCAATACCAGCGATTGATATTCCATATGGTGAAAATATTGACGAAATAGTCGAACTAACATCAACAACACATTTCATTGAATATGGAAGTTTAACGCAACCTTTCAATGATTCTTCTTCGGTTATCGCATGAGCGAACCAAACTTCATCGGTTCCATCAAAATGTCGATCGACAAAGAATTCTAATGCCTCAGTGATCCGGTCTTTCATTTGTTCTTCGGTGACTTCCACTTCATTAATACCACCACCTAATGATCGGAGGCAATAATGAGCTAAATCAGCCATTGATTGTAATCTAGCCATATGCTATAATCCTATTGTTAACTTTTTAATATTTATATGGGAATTAAATGAAAATCATAATCGGAAATAATGGCCTGAGAACTTCAGTTGTTGAATATGAGAAGTTTGGGGTATTATCACATTACAATTTTTATATCCAAGATGGTGAGTTGATAAAATTGACATCATTATCAAATCGGGTTAGAATCGTAGAGTGGAATATTGGTGATCCAATAGAACCACTATACATAATATTTAGTTCTCTAAATAAAAGTGTCCAATTAGAATTGTTAGGTGAATTAGTATGATAAAACCCATTGGTAAAACGACTAATATATGTAATAAGCCGGAACATAATATTTCGATTATTCATGACAATGGTGAGTTTACTTTCAATTTTAGTTATGGTACACTGCATAAAATACATGAGACTATCAACTTAAATGGTGGTGGTACTAGTAATTTGATGCATTTAACTCAAAGTGAGTTTATCACAGTATTTAAACGCATTGAACCAACTATGTGGTCTACTGCGTATTATCGTGGAGTTGCTAAATGTAAACTTAATGAAATAATGAAATTATTATAAATTTTGATTGACATATGTATTAAAGAGAGTAAACTAATCGTATTGAAAACAAAACACCCCAACTATTAATTGAAAGGTAAATTTATGACTGAACAAACAAAAGCACCTCAAGAACAACGCGCACCTTTATATTTAACTCAAGGTATGCTTGCCACTCTTGAAAAAGGTTTAATGGGTCTTCCATATGGTGAAGCCGCACCCGTTATCAACGACATCAATAACCAGTTGGCGTATTTAGAAGAACAAGGTAAAAAAGCTCATGCTGAAGAAGAACAGGCTCATGATGAAGCCTTACAGCAAGATCTCAGTGGTGAACCAACGGAAGTTGAGTAATCGATTTGATGGCCTAACAGTTATTAACTGTTAGGCCTTTTTTATGTCTTGAATTGGAGTATTATATTATGCAAAATGACGCACGCGATATCAGAGAAACTAACGTCGGTATTCAAGGTCGACAACTTGTAGCATGTTTATTATCACAAGGTTACACCAAAGTTAATGAAACAACATTTGATAATCGCCTAAAGTATGAAGGTGAAGACGTAATTATGCGTTTTGTTCTTGAAAATCAAGACCTTAGTTTATGTTATGGTGCAGTCACTGTTAAATATCGTGTTGTTGGTGTTGATTCTAAATTAGAAAACATTGGTGTTGGTGATTTACGTGCCATGCGAATATTGCCAATGGGTAAAATTGCTGGTATTCGTTCACTTCCAAAGAAACAACGATTTGACCGAGCAAAATATCGCCGTAATATTAATGAAGGTAAAGCTGAATATAAACGAGGTGACAAATAATGGATCCTAAAATTTATAATATCCCAAGTGGCTATAATGGTGATTTGGTTCCGTCAGATCTCAGAAGTATCGGGGGTTTAGTTGGAATTCGACCAAGTTTTATTGAAGAACTCCGGAATGATGAAAATGGCACATCATATCTAATCCGATTTCAGTTTGTGAAATCTGATGATTTAAAAGCTGCGGATTCTGTAATTTCAGATTATAGAAAATTGTTATTAACTACCGTTGAATTTGATGAGTTTAAAGCCGCAATTGATTATAGCCGTAATGGTGTAGTTGTGTTCCGTCAAAATCAAAACAATGGGACTTATCAATTTGAACCCGCGCGTGGGTTCAGTATGTACAATGTCAAATATGCTATTGAGGAACAAACTAATAAGCGCCTTGGCTGGTTTGCAAAATTGATGGAAATCCCAAATGATTTAAGATTAGTCGTTCGTGAATTGCGATCTGCGGTTAGTGAACTGAGATTGGGAACAACTATCCATAAAATTTCATTTGATAGTGACTATAATCATAAACTTCGAAACGCGATGGAAAGTATGCGCCGTGATTTAGTATTAGCTAATGACCGATATGTTAGAAAATGTGGTGATGTTGTTCGACTTGCTGATCGACTTCGGGCCAATAATGAAGCAGATACTGCATTAAATGCCATATTAAACAAAGAAATTGCTGAGTTGAAACTTCATATTTCAAATATGGAAGAAGATGTACTTCGTGAGGCCGAGAAAATCAAAGCCAATATTGCATATAAAGTTCAACAACAACAAAATTAAATATTGACAATTAGAAGCGTTATGGGTGATAATACTCATGACGCTTTTGTCATATAAGGAGTAATACAAATGTCTAATTCAATTATGACCAATTCACCAGTTGAGCTAATTAAAACAGTGACATCAATTATCGGTGCCGTTGCTGAAAAACACCCAACAAAGGGAATGTGTGATAAATTGTCAACTTACATTTACAATAATCCAGCCGCACCAGATGATATGAAATCTTATATCATGTTAACAGATGTTAGATCTATGATGCGCAATGAGACTAATAAACCAGCCGATCGTAGAATGTTAATTGCTGATATTTGTTTGCGTGTTGTTAATATGGCTAATATTTTAGCTGATCAAGGTTGTATAGATTTCAAAACAGAGGTGATTTATGTTTAATTTTCCAAAAACAAAAACATGGCAAAAATTTATAGGTAGATTCTATTTTGCATTTGCATATTCGGCCGATGGTTGGTATGAAGTATTGAAAACTAAATGCAAAATAACTGGCGACCACATGCGAGTTTATCATTGGTGTCGAATTGCCGAGTATATGTATCCGGATGATGAGGCTACAAAATTAATCGTATTAAACTTATTTTGGTTTGAAATCAAATTTGGTTGGGGAAAAACTCGAATAGGTATTGACATTCCAGCCAGTAATGGCGATAATGGAATTCTAGTTTCTTAACTCATTAAGGATTCAACATGAACACTTTCGAAACGTTCCAAACTGCTTTACATAACATGGTAAGCCATAATGCAACACATGCATTTGACTGTGTGTTGTTGGGTCTACATACGCCACTTATTGAAGAGTTTGGCTTGTGTCCACTGGTTGACATTGTAAGCGGTTTAAAGCCGCATGAGATAGAAATACTCAAAGGTGATACTCGTGAGCAACGTCGAGTGATTGAGGCGACACGAACGCTATTGGGCCATGATGTGATTGGCTTTCGTAACCTTGGTGGTCATGTTGCAGAAGTGATTAAAAATCGAACTGTTACTTGTGATGATGTGATCACGATGCGGATTTCTCTTAATTAAAAGTGTACCATCGTGCACTTTTAATCAATTTCCTATCAAAAATACCAAATAGTGGAGGATGTTACACCATGAAATTATCGTCCGGCCAAGTTGGTCGACCACATCGGATAATCAGCGATGAGTATATTCTTCGCCAATGTGTGTTTGGTATTCCATTCAAACGTTCTAATATATATCAATACTAAAACCAGATACTGATCACCTAATAATCACACTTCAAGTTGAATATAAGTATGTTGATTTACTGATAACTTATACATGTGATTCTATATTAGAAGCAACTGATTTTGTTAATAAGATGATTAAACGTTGTCCTGATTCGTTCACAAAAGAGCAAACTTTAAAATTTTCAAAGATGTTGCATGATAATTCAAAAGTTGCTCATTTAGAACCGACAAAACTCAAATTTAGAGAAATAAGAATAAATTCGCCATTAGAACTCTAATACGATTTTTATTTCTTCCCACTTCCCAATTTTTCTACTTAGTTTATAAGTGTTTTCTAAATAAACCACATGTTGGTGATAGCTTAGATCACTAACTTTATGATAAATTTCTGTTATAGGTTCATCTAATAAATCATGTGGTAATGATATAAGTCCAATTTGATAATAATCAACTCCAACTATTAATTCATCGGTGAGTTTAGTCCTGACCATAACATGATTAGATCCAAATGCCACATTGACATAACGGTTACCATAATCGACTTGTTCCTGTGAAGCATACGGCCCAAAATTCATGACGATCCACGGAGTATCATAATAATCCAGATATTCTTCGGGGGTGACGTTATAGTAATATTGCCAACTATAACCATCATCGGTCAATATATCATTGCCGTTATTATGTCCTAATGGTTCCTCAGATACCGCACCCGCACCAACTCCAACACACGCATATATTCGACCTTCCGAATTTACACAATAAAATTTAGAATAACTTGCGTCGGAATCTAAAGTATCAAATACAACAAAGTCAGTTAGTCCAGATTCCCATTTAAAGTTTCTAATTACCGGAATTATACCCGTATTTTCAACTCGCTTCATTGCCAATAAATTACTAATAAAGTCATGAGATTCATTAGCAGTATCATAAGTTCTTGTTGGACTTGGATTTGGCCAAGCTGTGGATTTACCGATTGCCATATATAATGGTCGATCACCTTCTTTATAATACTGCAAAAAGTTATCAGCTAAGAATACTCTATATGGTTGATTTACTGTACTTTTACTCATATTATACCTTTATAATTCTACAACAATGTTAATTTTATCGGTAACCGTGTCAGAAAATCGAGTTTTCTTTAAGTTCTCGGTGTATATTAGGTAACCCGATTTTGTTAATACTTCATCCGGAGTTAATACATCACCAGTTGCTAATTCAATATCAGTTGCATTTCGAATATCAATGAATAAACCAATTTGTCTATAAAATGGAACATACCCAACTTGGGCCATGAATTTGGTTTGCTCAGTTAAATCGACACGACAAGCCAAATGATGCATATTTGATATATGTTCTGATTTACTATCACCATATAATATTTGATCTTCTGGAATAATATCATTGTGGGGATTATATACCGGAATCCAATACTCTGAAGTTTTAAACTCAAGATCTTCGCGTTTTACCTTATACAAATATCGCCACTGATACCCATCGAGCGTATCTATAGTGTTGCCATTGTTGTGGCCTTTTGGCTCGGTTTTTGCAAGTGGAAATTCATTTTCTGCATTCATGATAATACCAACACATTGGTACACTTCAAAGTTTGAATTCACAGTATAATAACGATATTGTTTTCTTGTTGGCTTTGCTGGATCAAACAACTCAAATGTTTTATTTTGGATCCACGGATTATTTTTAATACATGACCAAATTTTTGATTGCGGAATCTTAACAAATCCGGTAATATGGTTCCAAAATTCGTGCTGTTCTTCTGCGGTATCATTTGGGGCCGGAGGTACATTTTCATTTTCCCAAGGTGCAGTGCCATTGATGCCAAGATACAGCGAATGTCCACCAGTGCGAAGTGTGGTCAGTGCAATTGCACCAATTAAATATTTAAAATCACTTCTATAAGTGTTTGACATAAGTAGTCCTCAAAATTATTGGTATAATACTATTTATCACTTGCTTTTGTTGTCGACTTTATGTAAACTTAAACAAATACAAATAAAATGGTGAAATATATGATATTATCATACGATGAGCGCGAAAAAATTTGGGATGCTGGTCAGAATATGAAATCAACATTAAGTACAATTTGTGGAATTGTGCAAAATGAAATGGACTTAGAGCCACATATGATAGCGGCCCACAAATCCCAATTGGTGCAATTAAGACGCCAATTAGATGAATTGGAATTATTTAATAATGAAATATTTGGTGAATAATAAATGATTGGATATAGTGACCTAACGACCAAACAGACCATATTATATGATCATATTATGGATGCATTGCCGAATAAACCATATGATGCCGATGAACGCATGATGTGCAAACCATTATTAGAATTAATTCATGGTGTTGCTGGTTCGGGGAAAACAACATTAGTTGCTTTGATGGTGCATGATCTCCAAGTTCGCGGATATAAAGTCTTTATGACCGCACCGACACACAAAGCCGCACAACAATTGAAAAAGGCTTTTGATACAAAATCAACCGACCATTATGATGGTGAACCGCCGACATTGGCCAAAGTATTATCATCGCCCATTATTCAAAGACGTCCGGCTTTTATCGGTACAATCCATAGTGCATTGGGTTTAAAAATCACATACGAAGAAGACCAACAAGTGCTATCTGCGACCGGATATCCAAAAACTTCATCCAAAAACAAATGGTCGAGGCGTATGGATTATCATTGTGATATTTTGTTTTGTGACGAAGGATCAATGGTTTCTACTTTTCTTGATAGCAATATCAAAACAAGGCAAAAAGAAGAAAAATTCCATTTGGTGTATATTGGTGATAAGTATCAATTAGAGCCACCAGACGGCGATGGTGAGCCTTCACCAGTGTTTGACATACCAACACCAACAATTATCGATGAAGTCACGCGACAAGCCGCTGACAGTCCAATTATTAAATTTTCAATATCATGTAGAGAAAAAATTGATTATTATGAGGGTCGACGCCCTGACAATCCACCATTTTCGTTTGGTGATTGGATGGATGGCGAAACCATGTGCATGTTGAAAATGGATAAAGTTGTCTCTAAATATCTTGAGATGATTGATAACTGTGCAGTTAATAGCCAAAATTATCGAATATTATCATTTACTAATGATCGTGTTGATAGTTTCAATCGCATAATAAGAAAACAACTGTTTGGCAGTGATGCGGCACCATATGAAGTTGGTGAGATCGTTGTAATGCAAGATTCATCACCAAACCAAGTTTTTAGTAATAACGAAGATGTTCGAATTATTGCGGTTGAGAAAGTCGAAGAAATTATAATGGCCCCAAAAGAATTTGGTGAATTGGGCGAAGTTATTCGAAGTATTGATGGAATTTTCAACGGTTATAAGGTAACATTACAATCGTTAGAAGATGATGATATAACCGAAAGTGTGGTTATGTTTGATGTCCATGAACGTGCCGAATATGATGAATGGATAGGCAAATTATCTAGATTTTACGCAACGTTGAAAACTAGAGTTAGCCCAAAAGCATCAAAAGTTGGATGGGCTGCATTTTGGGATATCAAATCAAAATACCCAACTGTAAAACCATGTTTCGCATCTACTGTACACAAAGCACAGGGATCGACACTAAAAGAGGTTATTTTTGACCTAGAAACAACAAAACCATTTTTACGGACTCGACCAAAAACTGCATGGCGATTGATTTATGTCGCTGCAACACGTCCGGAATTAACAGTACATTTCGCCATATCATAGTGATGTGGCCAATTTAAAGGTATAAAATGCGAGTATTAAACGATTATTATTGTCCAACATGCAAAACAGTTACGGAACACCTTGAACATACGCACATACCTGTGGTATGCTCTGAATGTGGAGATGAAAAGGTTCGTAAAATGGCCGCTCCGATGACAAATGGAAATTGTGCACATGGTATGGTTTTCCGTTCAAAACACTAATGTAACGTTTGGAGTAAATAATGAAAAAGAATATTGCTAATTTTAATGTGGTGGTTGCGGTAGGAACCGGAACCATCGAATTCACTGAACGTGGTCATAGTACCCAGTCAGTCCGTCGCCGCGTAGAGAAAGATTATCCGCGCGCACCTGTTTCTGTATCATATAAAACATGAGGTAATTTATGAGTAATTTAGTAGATCGTTATAGAAATCTTGGGCATAGTGTTTGGTGTTTACGTGACCTATCTATTGCATTACCCATTGGTTACCTAATTGTTTATTTATTAGGCTACGCAGCATATAGCACGGTCGCTCTTGTGACAATTATGTTAATTTCACTGGGTTGTGCATGTGTTGCGTATTACAAAAATATGCAACGAGAACAATTAAAATCGTGGATTATGGCAAATAAAGATTTGCGCAAATATATCACGCGATAAATATCAATGACACACTTTACAAAGGTCTAATACGATGTTTGCAGAAATCCAAGATATAACCGAAATCACCCAATTGGTTGATATTCGAACAAAGTTAATTGCAGCTAGTGCAGGAGTTGATGAAATTTCACCTGCATTCAGTGGTACGGACTCAAGCGCACCGACCAATTTTAATATTGGTCACAATTTGTTTATCAATAAATACCAAACTAAAGCCGAATCTTCACTTGATTTGCGTGGATGTTATGTTGGTGTTGAATTATTAAATGCTGCCAAAACTGTTCTAAGAGCAAAACAGTCTGCGGTAGAATCAAGACTATTAGTGTTGGGGGTTAAATCAATTCCTGATGTTATTCCACTATCAATCAAAGATGCATATTTCAAAGATGTATCAATGCCTGCATTTGTTGTACCAACATCCGGTGGCAATGGTGGCACTATTTTATATAATAGTGATAATGCTATTGTGGCCACGGTTGATCAACTATCCGGCGTTGTGCGTGTGGTTGCTGATGGTGTTGCAACAATTACGGCAATTGAAGAAGGTACATTAAATTCAATAACATCCGTAATTACCGTATATCCGGCAATTTCGCTCGAACCTAGTGTATACTATTTCACTGATTCAATTCCGCAACTTGCCTATTTTAGTGGTGGATCTGGTAACTTCAGTTTCACTTCATCAAATCCGGCCGTTGCTGGTGTTAATTCTACAACTGGCGAAATTACATTGGTTGCCAATGGGCAATCGTCTATTCAAATTACTGACGTGATTACCGAAAATAGTCGTAGTTATGTTGTTAATGTTGTTGACCATATGACACTAAGTGCAAGTGCTACCATGTTAACAAATCAAACTTATCTACCAATAATTACTGGTGGTTCTGGTCTTGTAGAATATACATCATCAAATACAGAATTAATGGCAGTTGATTTGGATACTGGATTGATGGATCCAATCGCGGCCGGAAGTGTTACATTAACCGCTGCTGATTTATATACCAGTGAATTTAAAACATTCGATATCACTGTTTATAAACTTGCAACTGTAAATGAAATCGACTTATTGGTTTTGGATACTCATTTGATTATCCCAACTGGCGGTACTGGTAATTACACATACTCAATAACAAATACTGATATTGCGACTGTAGACGTTTCTGGTTTGGTTACTGCCGTATCTGTTGGCACTACCACGATTGTTGTGACTGATACAACAACCGGAGAAACCGCAAATACTTTAATTAATGTAGCATAAAGGTAATTTATGAATTATAATATTATGACAGTATCGGTTAATAATGAAAATATCCGATTAACTGAAATTGAAAAGATGATGGACGATAATGAATTTGGTGTTGATGATCTTAAAAAGATCATTCACCAAATGAATATCAAATTGTGTCGTCTTGGCGGTGGGGTTCGCACATGTGATGATATTCAGGTTGTAGTTCGAAAAAAATCTGATATCATGAATGTAATGCGGATTGTGGTTGATGAACTTATCCGATTAAAACACCCATTTTCTGGTGAGTGTTATGAAAATATGACTAAGAATTTGTGGGAAAATATGAAAAACTGCAAATTTAAATCAATCAGAATATACCTACCATCTAAAGACGCAGATTGGGGTTGGGATCCTGAACAATCAAACAGCCGTCGTCATGCAAAAGTCATTCCATTAAATGAACTACTTGACCTAAAAGGTAATTAAATTATGTTTGCAAGAATCGATTTATCGGCAATCGCACTAACCAAAAAATTTGGTATTCCATCGGATATCGCCGAAACATTAACCGAAACTGTTGTTGAAGTTATTCAAGTTGGATTTTCCAGAAATTCTTCAAGTAAAACATTTAAAATCCTAAATAATGGATTTTCAATACAAGAAAGTGTAGGTATTGTTATTAAGCCTAAACAATCTGATTTTGGATTACAGTTGTTACCTTGGAGATAGGTGATGTATGAACCCAAACGATAATAATATTCGTGTCAATGCATTGGTGGCAACTGCTGCCAATGACATTAATTCCCCGAATAGACCAAACCGAAAAGACCAATGTTCTGGTAATTATAAAAAAGCTGAAATATTCGTCAATGGTATGAAATTAATGATCGAAAATCCCCGCGGTTCGCTCCGGTCGGGTGATGATTGGATCGTTTCAATGATTGATCATTATGGTTATATTGATGGTGTTGTTGGTGCCGATGGTGATGAACTTGACGTAAACCTGCGAGACATAAATAAAATTGATATGGTTACATTAATTGACCAATACATTGATGGCAAATATGACGAAACCAAAGTTATGATTGGTTATGGTGAAGAATCAGACGCATTTACGAGCTATTTGCAAGGGTTTGATTCAAATTGGCCAAGTGAAGGTCATACTGTTAATACTGTCGATTGGGAAACATTCCGAAGATGGACAATATCCGGCAAAACAACGAAACCATTCCACAAATGGAACGGCCAATTGTTACAAAACCTAAAAGAACGTACAAAAAAGCTGCAAACGCTCATTGATCAGCTATAAATACTATACTTGTTGGCTTAATCTGCTATTATAAATATTGTAAGTAGAAGATAACTTTTTAGGGGAATATATGCCGAAAATTAAGGCAGTTAATTTTGATATGGATGGGGTTATGACTAACTTCATCCCAAGTGTTAAGAAGATTACTGGTAAGACTGTTGATGAGATCGAAGCGATGCCTGAAGAAGAAAAATACAGGTATTTATCAGATTTTAAAAAGAATGGCTTTTTCAAGAAAATGATCCCAATGCCGTATTTGAATGCGCTTGTTGAATTGATGAAAGTTCTTCGTGAAAATGGCATTGAAGTTAATGTCTTGAGTAGTGCCGGAAATGAACATTTTGATAAATGTCGGGCTGATAAAATGGCATGGTTACGTAGTCATGTTAATTTTAAATTTGATAATGTTCGGATTGTTCCAAAGAGTCCAGATAAAGCAAAATATGCAGGCGCGGGTATCATATTGATTGATGATCGTGAGAAAGCATTAAAGCCGTTCAAAGCCGCTGGTGGTATTGCGGTTCACCACACTGCGCCACACAAGACCTTAGTCGAGGTCATGAAATTAGTAAATAAAGGTAAGTAATAATGATTGAATCATTTAGTGAGTTTAAAATGGAGGCCGATCGATTAGATGAGGCCTTAATTACATTTGCAGGTAAAGCATATCCAAAATTTGGCCAATTCTTGATTTTAGCGGGTGGTGCAGGTTCCGGTAAAGGTTTTATTCAAGATAACCTGATCGGTATGCAAGGTAAGACTATCGACGTTGATAAAATTAAAAAACTTGCAATGGCATCTAATGTATTTGCTGCCAGAGTGAAAAAGGAAACGGGTTATGACCTAAAAACTTTCGATCTTCGCAAACCAGAAAATGTATCAAAGGTTCATGAAATTTTAGGTGATATTTACAAAACCGATAAAAAATTAATGACCACATTTAGCCGATCTGTACTGAGTGCACATCCAGATCGTAAACCAAATATCATCATGGATGTTACGTTAAAAGATATGAAAAAACTTAGAACGTTATCAGAATATGCTGAAACCTTGGGGTATGATAAAAAAGATGTCCATTTAATTTGGGTTGTTAATGATATCGAAGTTGCCATCGAACAGAATGCCACGCGATCTCGTGTTGTTCCGGTCGAGATTTTACTAGGTACACATGTTGGTGCCGCAAACACAATGAAAGAAGTCCTGAACATGGGTAAAAGTATTACTCGTTATTTGGACGGCGAAATTGTATTAGCATTCAATAAATTCAAAGTTGACTCAACATTGATTAAAAATACCATCAAACATGCAGAGCCAATGAAAAAAGTTGGTTTAGGTGGCGGCAAAGAAGGTGGCGGTCAAATATTAACTGATGTCAAGTATGTCTACATGAAACATGCAGGCAAAGCATTGACCAGTATTAAAGATATGGAAGCTGAATTTTATGATAAAATCAAGTCTTATGTACCAAAAGGCACCGTATGGGAAAGTACCGAAGTGCTATTAGATGGTGTTATGATTGAAGGTGAAGAGATGTGGGATATTGATGATGATATGTCAGACGATTGGCCTAATGTTTAAATGATTTGTTGGTGATTTGCTACCATTAAGTGCAGATAGAAATGAGATAAAAATGTGGCCTATTCATTGTGAATAGGCCATTTTTGTCTTTACAACGCAACAAACTTGTGTAATAATGTGTAAAATTATTTATATTACTGAGGATTTATTAATGAAACAAACTGCATTTATCGTCGATTTAGACGGAACTATTATGGACGGCTCACATCGTATTCATCTAATCCCACCAATCGAATTAGCTAGTAATGCTCGTAGTTGGGATGCATTTAATAATGCGTGTTTTGATGATACACCAATGCGAGACACAATCGAAATGATTAACGCAATGGTATCGGCCGGACATAAAGCATTATTCGTCACCGGACGCAATGAGTGTGCATATAAGCAAACCGTAAAATGGTTAGAAAAACACATCGAGTGGTTTGATATTGAAAACGATGAAGTTTTACTAATGCGTGATCTTAATGATCATTGCAAACCGATTGATGTAAAAATCCACAAAATCCAAGTGTTAGCCGAACAATATGATATTTTATTTGCAATTGATGATGATCATGCCATCGTGGAACAAATTCGAAAACTTGGCATTCCAGCATGGCATGTTCGTAATTGGCAAGAGTGCCAGTAAACCCCCAATTGAAAAGCCGACTAACTATTAACATAGATCAAAGGAGTTTTGACCCATAAAATAGGTAATTATTAATGGCAAAGCCGCTGTATTTTGAAGACGATCAGTTAATTGAAATGATACGTCTTAAAGAACAAGAAGGATTGAGCAATCGTAAAATTGCAAAAGAAATTGGGTGTGGTTCGACCACCGTTGATTCGTTTTTCCTAAGAATGACATATAAAGAGTTCTGGGAAAGTCACGATAAAGACCCAATAGCAAAAGGCGATATGACCGACCCAATCGAACGTCGCGAACCGTACAATGGAAAACGAACCATATTGATAACCAGTGCGCAGAATAATACATTCATTCACACTGAGCTATTAAAGACGTTTAAAGTATTCATGGAACATAATGATGCTGAATTGATGGTCGGGACGTTCAGTTATGCACAGAAAAAACACGAGCGATCAGTTAAAGGTGCTGGTTGGTATGATCAAAGTATCCGCGAGTATATCAAAGATAAACCCGTCCAACTGGCACCAGATTTGGTATTTTGTGGTGAGTTGAATGTTAGTCCAACTGCGGTCAATCCATTATCGGGATTTACCGGATATGGTCGAGGTAGTTCAATTATTGTGCCAAGTGTTAAACAACACCTTGAGACTACACCAACACAGAAAGGCCTAGAGCCACGTTTGATGTATTCCACTGGCACAGTGACTCAACGTAATTATATTCAACGTAAGGCCGGACAGAAGGCCGAATTTCACCACATTTATGGTGCTTTAGTTGTTGAATTATGCGACGATGGTCGATGGTTTGTCCGTCAGATTAATGCTGAAAGTGAAACTGGTAACTTTTATGATCTAGACAAATATTATACCCCAAATGGCGTTCGTACTGGTTGTAGTATTGCCGGATTAGTACCCGGTGACATACATACCAATCACATTGAAATTGCTATCGCAAAAGCGTTATTTGGTATGGATGTTGTTAGATTGCCAAAAGGCCGAATGAAGTTCGATAGAAATAATCTTGGAACATCAGCAATGGAAATATTAAGGCCGGAACATTTGGCCGCGCATGATGTCCTTGATTTTGCCGTTCGCAACCATCATAATATTGACAATCCCCATTTTAGATTCATGCAACACATCAAAGCTGAAGAGTCAATCGAAGATGAAATGATGAATGTTGGTGAATTTTTATCTGCATTAGAATATGACTTTTGTACTCCGGTTGTTGTATCATCAAACCATGATCGTGCACTCATTAGATACATGATTGCTAATGTTCGAAATTGGGCTGAAGATCCGGTAAATGCGATATTCTTCCTAAAAACTCAACTTGAGTTATATAAGGCAATGGAACGGCGAGATCCAGATTGGGATCCGGTAGAATGGAATATTAAACGATTATGTCCAAAAGTTAAAAAAACTTGCTTCCTACGACAAGATGAACAATTTTCAATTGCTGGTAGTGAATGTGGTCAGCATGGTGATGTTGGCCCGAATGGTTCACGCGGTGCGATTAATGGATTTGTTAAGCTTGGTCAGAAAATGGTTGTTGGTCATAGTCACACGGCCGCGATTAAAGACGCACTATTTCAAGTGGGAATTGTTTGTGGTAAGAATCCATCATATGCCAAGGGGCCGAGTTCGTGGAGTTGGTCATTTTGTATCATTTATAAGAATGGCAAACGCACTATGGTTACCATGTATATTGATAAAAATGGTGTTGCTCATTGGCATCGATAAAATAATTTAAATAAAGGCTTGCATCGTGCAGGCCTTTTTGCTATTCTAAATGGGTCGGGAAGTTTCCCCTTTTAATTGGAGTGTTAAAATGTCATATCGT